ATTAACACCTGAAGAATATAATAATATAATAAAAGAAGTTCCGGTGGATAAGGAAAGTGGTACGGTTACTGCTCCTGGTAAAGGGGCTGACGATGGTCCTGGAACTAAAACCGACAATAAAGATACGGTAGTTGCGAATGCTACTGATCCAATATCATTAGATGTGTTAAACGCATATTTAGGTTATGGATTTTATTTTGAAAATGATTCACCTTATTATAATCCAAATATTAAAAACCCATCGGATCCTGCGGAATGGAAAATTTCAGGTCCGTTAGGTAGACCACCGGCACCTCAAGTTGATGGGACATCATTTACGTATGTTGATTATTATAATTATTACATAGGGTTACAAAATACAACATATAAAACAAAATCGCCTGATGTTGTTTGGGCATCAACTGGAGCAACTTTAGATCAAGGAACAACCTTCACTAAAAGTTCTATTGACCCATTCTTTAATGATGTTGTTAAATATAATTTTGAAACATTGCAAAATGATTTTATTAAATCATTAACGGAAATTCTTGTGGATAAGAAAGGTACCGTTTCCATTGAAATGGAGGGGACGGCATCACCAATTCAAAGTGAGACTTATAATACATATCTTTCAGATAGAAGAATTAATTCGGTAATAAAATGGTTAGCGGGTTTAACTTTTGGAGAACTTACAGGTCAAAAATATATTGATGATAAAAAATTAAATATTATAAAAACAAGTTCGGGTGAAAATGCGAATGTTACACCAAAAACAAAAAATGGTGATTTTTCACCAATTAATTGTAGAGAAAATGTTCGTAACAATAGTAAAACAGGTCCTGTGGTTAATAGTGGTGGAGAATGGTATTCCTCACCGGCAATGGCTTGTAGAAGGGTTTATATAAAGGCAATTGTGGCAAGTGGAATACCTGAAAGTCCTGTTGTTGATGATCCTGTTGTTATTGAGCCAATACCTGTGGTTGTTATTGAAGGTACAGTGATAGGTAATACAGACCCAATATATGTTCCCCCACTTAAAGTTGCTCCGATACCTGATATTAAAAAATCTGTTAAAGACGGGATCTCAAAAAAGGTGTTAAGATCGTTGTTTTCGGAATGTGATTATTTTGAGGTTATAAAGGAGACTAATCCAATGGTGTTTGATAGTATTAAAGATAAGATTAAGTATTTTAATCCAGCGTTTCACTCAATGACACCTGAAGGTTTAAATGCTAGATTAACATTCCTTAATCAATGTATGAGACCGGGACAAACAATACCCGTTATTGGATCCGATGGGAAACCAAAATATAATGATGCGTTAAATACATCGTTTGGTGCACCTCCCGTTTTGGTGTTAAGAATTGGGGATTTTTATAATACAAAAATTATACCTAACTCTCTTGGTATTACATTTGATCCGTTGGTATTTGATATTAACCCTGAAGGTATTGGTGTTCAACCTATGATTGCAAAAATTAGTTTGGGGTTTGATTTTATTGGTGGTCAAGGGATTGCTGGGCCTGTTAAAGAACTTCAAAATGCATTATCATTTAATTATTATGCGAACACCGAAATATATGATGAAAGATCGGTTGCAACGGAGAATACATCTGAGAGAGATAATACTTTAGTGAAAGCAATAATTAAAGACGGGTCGGTTAATAGTGATCCACTAACAACAAATCAAGTTGATAATCAAATACCACAAAAGGGTGGTAGTACTATTGGTACGATATTAACTACAAATACGTCATCTGGAAATACTGTTTCCACTGGAGATATTGAATATAAAACATTAATGAGCGATTTATCAACAGGGACTCAAACATACTTTAAAACAATCTTTAATCAGTTGAAGACACTTACTTCAACCACAAATGGTGGTATAATGTCATTGGTAAGTACTGATTTGGAATTTAATGAAGGTGATTTTAATGAATATGATTCGGCAGAATATCCCGTTAAGATTTATGGTAAATCAAATAGTGTTGAAAAATACGTTAAAAGTTTAGTTAAACAAACAAAAAAAGATGTTAATGATGGTGAGTCTCCAATAATTAGTAATATTGTTAATAGTACTCAAAAATATGAGAATTCGTTAATTAGGGAACTTAAATCAAATATGGAAATAGAAGTTGAAAAGGTTGAAACCGAATTAAATAGTATTATTATTGGGCCGATAAATGAAATGACTTCCTACCAAGAAGGGTTTAATTATACTTTAAGAAAGTTGGATGTTGTATGTGATAGTATTGATGGTATTAAATTGGGTACGGGAGATTATAAAGTTTACTCATTAAGTGGTGATAGCGTTATAAGTGAAATAAAGACTAAATATACAACTAAGGCTGGACAACAGATTAATGATTTTTTTGATACTATTTTAACACCTAACTTTTTTGAAAAATTCTTATACAATAAAAGTACAAATATGTTTACAACAGTCACCCCAATATTGAATTATTCAGAATACGCTAATAGATTTTATATGGCAATGTCTTATATCTTTTTGGATGATAATAAATATAATGCATTTGTTACGTCATTAACAACTAGTAAAAAGATTAAAGATAATTTGGTCATTGTTGATGAAATAAAAAAATATTGTGAAATTTTTAAGGGTAATTGTAAAACAGAACACGATGCTGAAATAAAAATATTTGATGATGTGGAAAAATCTGCAGATTATAAAACCTATGAAACTTTTAAACTTGACGAGTTTGATAGTAAAGTACAATATACTACAGAAAAAACCGGAAATAATTTACAGAAGATAAATAGAATTAAAAATCTATATCTTGATGTAAATGTTAAGACAAGTAATAAAACATATAATGGTAAAGTTAAATTTAATTAATAATGGCATTACAATATTATAATAGATACAATCAATTTTTACAAAATGGTCAACAAACAGTTGTTCCTTATATTAATTTGCCGATAAAATCATCGGATAAAGTTTATATATATAAAGTTGGAATCTCAAGGTTGGATAAAGTATCTCAACAATTTTATGGGACACCATTTTTTGGTTGGTTAATACTACAAGCAAACCCACAATATACTGGTTTTGAATTTAATATCCCCGATGCCGCTATATTGACAATTCCATATCCTTTGTTAAGTTCATTACAAGACTATAAAAATACATTAGAAAATCATTTCTTCTACTATGGCAGATAACGGGGAAAACATATTGGTAGAATTTGATTACCAAAACATTACGGTAATTGATCCAAATAAAATTATTGACAAAGATGGTAACGCACAACAAAGACTCATAAATCACGAAGATCTCGTTTTTTATGCTAACTTGGAATGTACGGTTTTACCAAGAACAAAATTGGCTCTTGGGGTTCCATTAAGTGATACTGTTAGAACTATTTCAGTTGCAAGTATGAACTTTTTAAATCCTGGTAATAAAACTTTTTTAGATGATGATTGGTCGGATGAAATTACCGGTAAAAATACCTTACAAGGTAAGGGAGTTAATCAGAAACAATCTAATAAAATTCCGGGTAATACATCAAATAGTGATAAGAGTGATGATTATTATATGACCCAAACAATGGTTTCTAATGGTAATCCTGGTGCGGTGGATAATGGTTTATTGGGTATTACTCAAATAAACATAAGTTATAGTACTGATTTTATGCCCGTTATTGATGTTACGTTAGAGGATGTTAAAGGTAGAGCATTGTTTGAGGGTGGAAATAACTCACCGTATTCGGCATTTTTCCAATTACCATACCCACTATTTTATTTAACAATAAAGGGATATTTGGGTAAAGCGGTTAGATTACCATTAATGTTAGTAACATTTAACGCATCTTTTGATCCTGGTTCAGGAAACTTTAGGGTTCAGTTAAAATTATACACATATAAATACACAATTATGTCCCGAGTAAATTGGGCAGGAATGATGGGTGCGCCATTAATGTATCAATCTAGTGTTAAAACAAAAAAAACAACCTCAACGGGAAATGGTAAATCTAATGATAAAGTAACAAATTCTTGGTCTAGCGAAGGTTATTCAAAAATGAAAGAACTTTATGCGACTTATAAATCAAAAGGGTTGATTGATGACGGATTCCCTGAAATAACAATACAAGAATTAAAGGTTAGGTTAGATACATTCCTTAAAAATATCATTGAGGAATATACAAAAACAAATATGGATGTTCTGAATAAACTTGAGGAGTATGCGAAAAATCTAACAGAATATGAACAAAAAGTTTATATTTATTCTGGTGAAGATGCTTGGGCAAAAAAGTATTTAGATTTTACAAATGTTTTTATTACAAAACCTGATACAGGACAAAAAGATGGTACAACATTATACCAATTTAAAAAAGAATATGATACGCCAGAAAAGAGACAATTGGCGTTAACAGAATTAAATGGGTTGGTTACTTCATATAATGGGTTACTTAAGAAAAATACAACTCTTGGGGATAATAAACCAAATAGTATTCCTGTTAATATTGTTTTAGATTTAAAAAAAAACATTAGTACATTTTATAGTAATGCGGTAATAACTGACGTTGATGTTGTTAAAACATATTATCAAAGAACAAACAAAAAAATAACAGATAATGAAAGACCATCCTTTGAAAATAAACTAAAAATAGAGTTTAATTCAAGTCAATTATTTTTCTTTGAAGGTAAAGGGTCGTTTATTGATCAAACATCCACAATTGCTGAAAATTTTCAAATACAAAAACAAAAAATTGAAGAATCAATAACTAAAGATCTGACTAATCAAGTTAGTGCAACGTTTAAGTCTGATGGAAAAGGTGGTGGAAGTGGTGGTATTGGTTTTGCACCAACAATTAGAAATGTACTTGCGGTATTTTTTGCTCAAGGGGAATCATTTTTACGATTACTTGATGATGTTCACACAAAGGCGTGGGATCTTAGAGATAGTGAGTTAAGAAAAAACGCAATATTTTCAAATTCGTCTACTGTTAATAGTGTTGACCTTAAAGATTTAAGTATTAAAGAAACTCCAATATATCCTTGGCCTCAAATGATTGTTGAAAACAATCTAAATGAAGATGGTGAAAAGTTTGAATTAATGTATCCTGGACATCCATCAATTGCCACAAAAGTAAGAGCGTTTTCTCCTGAAATATGGCCTGAAGTACAGTTTGTTGAAGAATTCATTAAAGCGACGGTTGAAAGATCTGTAAAACAGGAATTCCCAACATCTGTTAGTAATTCTGAAACAAAACCAAGTAGGTTAAGTTTTAATGCGATTGAGTTCCCAATAAGTAATGAGGTATATCAAAATACTGAGGAGGTTAAGTTTTTCTATGAGATATATGAAAGAATGTTATTAAATTCGTTTTATAGTAAATTAAGTAGGGATTCAAATATAAACTTCAACATGAAGGAATATTATGCAGAATCTGAAGTATTGAATATTGTAAGTGCGTTAGGTAGTGATAACCCTTATTTAACAAAAAAATTAAAAGAATATAATTTAACGTCAGGGTCTTATTTATCTTTCTTGAATCATATCTCAAATGAGGGGTCTGGAGAATCTTGGCAAAACTTTATTAGAGGGGAATTCAACACATCGTACATTAAAAATGAAGTTAATAGTTCTTTTGGGTTGTTAAGTGGTAATATTATAGATAATGATAAATCAATGCCGTTATTATCGTTAAAGGATGTTTCACAGTCTGAAAAATATTTTGGAGATAATAATAATATTGAAAATTATGATTTTACCGACCTATATCCTATAACAAATTTGGGGTGGGATAACACTTATTTGGCAAATGCGAAAGGAATTCAAAACGCTGAAAATATATTTAAAACAACACAAGTGTTGGAATATAATAACACTAATAAAATTATTACAAACTATTTAAATAGGGGTAAGGGTAAAGATCCTATCACAAACTTCAACTACAAACCGGCAATTTTTAGTCAAACAATAGATTTTACGTTATTAGATCTAAAGGTTTTTTATAAAAATAGGAAATTTGAAAATCAATTTATTACGGAAGGAAATATATATTATTCTAACTATGAAAACAAATTAGATGCGGATCAAACGACATCTATGTTAAACACTCCTTATTTTGTTAATGCGATACAACAAGGTGTTTATAATTTTAGGTATAAGTCAAACGATCAATCGCCCTATAAATCTGCGGCATTTTTATTTCTTAATAGTTTACCATTGGCAACTCTTAAGGAAAAATATAAGGAATATGGTGATAATACAAGTACAAAGGAACTTGATTATATAATATCAACACTTAAAAAATTTGGTGCGGTACACGAATTACCATATGCTTGGATTTTAAAATATGGGTCAATTTGGCATCGTTATAAAACTTGGAAAGAAACTGGTGTTGATATTTTAAGTGAGGTATGGACGGATTATAATTACGCATATAATTACGACCCAACAAATAGTGCAACAACAAAAAATTATACGGTAACAATAAATGGTGTGGTTAAAGAGATTGTCTTACAAGACGATGTTACAAATGGTCTTTTAACTCAAACAAAAATAAGTACAGGATTTTATCCGAGAACTATTGACGATTTTAATGTTTTTTTACAAGGACAAAAAGTGTTTGGAACAATACCACAATCAATAAATGGTACTTGTACTGTAAGTGGAACGACACTTGAAATTACCTCAATTAATTCCAACGATATATTCACTGGTGCCGTTTTATCAGGAAGTGGTTTATCTATTGGGACTACCATATTAGATCAATTAACGGGAACTGCGGGTGGTGTTGGAACATATGTTATTAGTCCATCACAGACTTCAGGAACAACACAATTTGTGGTTACCAATAACAACGCAAATGGATATACTAGTGGTGAAATACAAGGTGCGATTGATAACGGACTGTCTTTGATTAATACAACAGGTTCTGTAATAACTAAAACTCCAGGTTTTGATCTTGGAGACCTTAATAGAGGTTTAAGTATAACCCCTTGGAGTTGTTATGTTGCAACACCTGATGGGGAATCTATATTTCCTATGCCATCATTTGGGTGTACGATAAATCAAACACTTGATGAATGTTTTAACCTTAATGGGTCAATTAAGACTGAGGTAACTAATAATAATGGTATGTATAATGGATCTGTTAGAACATTTTGGAAAGCACCAAATTATGGTTATTTTGATAACTCAAGATTATCAATACCTTCACCTGACAGTTATTTAAAGGAAGTATTTAACGATGTTGCAATACAACAAAACTTCTCAATTAATGGGGAGACAAATAAGTACTCAACAATAAGTGAATTATTTACGACTTTTAATAAAGAAATTTTAGATATTCTTGAAACCGAATTTTTAAATTTTAGTAGATCATCATATGATAATATCTCAACTTTTTCATCTGAAGATGAATTTGAGTCAAGTAATAATAATAAGAATTTCCAATCTTTGATGAGATCTATTATGAAAATATCAAAACCCACATCAAGTAGTACAAATGGAAATAGTGTTGTAACAGAAATACAAGAAAATCAAATAACTAATTTTAGTAATTATTTGACCGCCTTTATGGAATATAAAGTTGTGATGAAATATGGTAACCCATCAAATTACGATAAAAAATTGTTTTATACTTTCTCTAATCAATTTATTATTGATCCATATACTTATCAGGGTTATAATCAAAACTCACCAAACAGTTTACCAACTGCGGGTGGGACTTTAACTTTATTACAATCTAAAACACAATATCCGGAAACGTGGAAAACTTTGGAAACATATGTTGGTTTTTCTGAAATACCTGAATTAATATATTCTGATAATGGGTCATATATTACGGACTTTTTTATTGATATTGATGTTGAGTTTAGTGAAAATAACATAAAAACTTTTGCACCAATTATTAAAATGTATGCAACTCAAAAACTACAAAATGGTGCAATCACTAAGGTTGAGTTTTATAGTTTAATGGATACATATATAACAAAAAATACAACATATTTAAATACTGTTTTGGATTTAGAATTAACTAGATTGAGAAAAGAGTTAGATAGTGTGGATATAAGTAGTCTTGATAATAATGTTAAATCAAATCTTGAGGGTGAACAAACGAGATATGAGTTATGGGATTTATTTAAAACAATAAACGATACGTGGATTTCAGGTACTGACTTTAAGAGTAAAACAATATTTGAAGATGTACTAATGATGGATAGAGCAAGTAGGGATGTTGGGCAAAAGGTGTTAGTTGATGTCTTTAAGTTAAGGGATTTAATTGAGAATGCTAGTTATAAAAATTCATTACTTGACATTGTTAACTCAATTGTGTTGGCGAATAATTTTGTACCTTTTACTTTACCGGCATATGCCAATTTTTATAATGTAAAAGATGTTAGTAAAAATCCATCACCAAAACCTGAAGGAACATTAGAATTTGCAAATACTTTATTTGGTACATTCTTAGATGTTGATTATAGAGAAACTGCATCAAAATTCCTATGTTTGTATAGTAATCCCCCAAGTAAGCATTTAGCGATGAATGAAAATACTGATTATCGTTATAGAGATGATGCGTTTGATTTAAGGAGAGCAACTGATAATCCTTTATTGGAAAATCAAGATGGTAAAACTAATTGGGATAAATCAAACAAGGTTGTTGGGTTTAATGTTGATATTGGACCACAGAACCAACAAATTTTTAAACAGTTTGAGATTGCTCAAGATCCAGGATTACCAACAAGTGAGTCGTTAGAGGTTTTAAACCAAATGGCAAATTTAGATAAAAATAGAGGTGGTTACACTCAAAGTACTTCACTATATAACCTTTATAAAAATAGAAGTTATAAGTGTAGTATTGATATGTTGGGTAATGCTATTATGCAACCTATGATGTATTTTAATTTAAGAAATGTTCCTATGTTTAGTGGTCCATATATGATTACTAAAGTTTCACATAGAATAAATGTGGATGGGTTTGATACGACAATTGAAGGTCAAAGACAACCGTTCTATAGTATCCCTAAAATTGAAGGGTTTATCCAGTCGTTAAGTACAAAAATACTTTCAAGTATTAAAGAAAGAGTTGAACAAAATAATAAGTCAGTAAATACGAATACTACTAACGTTATAGGACAAACAAATAATGTTGTTAACAATACAGATGTGAGTGTTGGTTTAAGTGCGAATCAAGAATGTGGTGATAATTTGTATTCAACATATAAAAACTATACAACCGAAACACCGGTTAAGACAACGATAACAATTAAAGATGCAATAAGAACAATTAACCAAAAAGTCAACGAATTAAATGACCCAACAAAGAAAGAAAATTTATCATTGTTAATTTATTCAATAATGTCATTAAGGTTAAGTAGTAAATTTAATAGTTATGACAACAATTATGGAACAATACCATTAACATCGTCGTATGGTGGGTCGGACACAAACTTCAATAAAAAATATTTTTGTGATACAAATAAAGTACCATTGGCAATATTTGAAAGTTTTGATAATTTTGTTGATTTTATGGTTAGTAAATATGGTAGTCAAATATCTGATCTCAATAGTTATGTTTTAAATTTTATAACATATCTTGATCCTCAACAATTGGCTAAAGCAATTGTTAAATTCTATGTTATTAATTTTCCATTTAAAAGTGATGATAATGTATATAACAAATTACCTGAAGATGAAAAACTCAAATATGAGAACATAGTTATTGGGGCGATTAACGAATATAGATTGAATGTAGGTCAATAATCTACCAACACATAAATTTTTTAATACTTAATGATATTTATATATAAAAGAAATTATGAACACTAAATTAATATTGGATAACTACTTGGGTAAAAACACAAGAGTTACAGAAAAAGACAAGGGTAATGGTTATAAAGAAGTTTGTGACCTTGATAGTGGTGATTGCTACACAATTAGAATGAAAGATGGTTTAATTGAGAGAGTTGACAATACTATGAATACAAACAAAAAAATCCAAGTAGAGACTAAAACAGGTATTAAACAATTATTAAACGGATAATAAAATGAGTGTAGACAAAAAGATTTTAGAGGAAATTAAGAGATATAATTCTATTAATAGTTATATTATGGAACAAGACATTCCTGATTTACCACCACCATTACCTGGAGATGTACCACCGGCACCTGATGCGGCACCATTACCGGGAGATATTCCACCTGCACCTGATGCAGCAGCACCTGTACCACCAGCAGGACCAACACCTGAACCTATTGACATTGCAAATGATCCTGATGTTGAAGAAGTTGGTAAAGAGGAGGACGAAAAAGAAGAAATTGAGATTACTGATTTGGTAAAATCACAAAAAAATATTGAGGATAAACAAGAGGAATATTTTAATAATTTATTTGGCCAACTTGAGAATATGGAATCTAAGTTGGGTGAAATGGATAAAATTATGAATGCTCTTAATGCTCTTGAGGTTAAAGTTGAAAAAATGAGACCTAAAACCCCACAAGAAAAATTAGAATTAAGAAGTTTGGATTCAGGACCGTTTAACCAAAAACTATCGGATTTTTTCATTGACAAAGAAGAAGATATGGAAAAATCGGGAAAAAATGAATATGTTTTAACATCGGATGATGTTGAGGACTTTTCACCAAACGAAATTAAGGGAACTTTTAATTCCTATGATGATGATGATATGATGCCGTAATTATAAAACCACAAAATGTGGTTTTATTTACGACAACAAGTTGACAACACACAATTTTCTATTTATACTTTCTATGTAAACTTTTAATTAATATATATATGGCGACAACAAATGTTTTAGATGCGGTTTTGGCTCAGTATGAAAGCTCAAAACAAGGTGGTTCTTCTAACACCTCAAAAATGTCTCAGGACGAAAGAATGAAAAAATATTTCGCGGCTATCCTTAAGGATAACGAGAAACAAGGTCAGAAACGACTTAGAATATTACCAACAACTGATGGGTCTTCACCTTTCAAAGAAGTATGGTTCCACGAACTAAATGTGGACGGTAAATGGC